GAGGGTAGGCTCAATGATAATGTCAAATATATCTGGATTGTCAACTACTCCGTCATCGTCGTCATCGAAGAATCCCACTTTGACTTTTCTGTTGTCCTGATATCCATCTGCTTCTTTCACCGTGTCTGTTACTTGCCATATAATAGGGTAACCTATGCTGTTGCCTGTAGATACCAATGAATTAGTTTTTAGTACTTTTACTGTGTCTTTAACACTCTTTCCTGTTTTGTAATCGTAAATTTTTTCTTCTGTGTCGTAGTGAAACTTGTTCTGTGACTCAGATTCAAATATGTAATCTAACTTCCTGTATTTCACTGTGTATGTGTTTCCGTCATTAGTGAACTTAAACCACCAACTGGCATCTAAATTAGTTGCTGAGGTGTCTCCTGTGTTGTCAAGGCTGAAAATAGACGAAGTGCTTAAATTTGTTGATGTAATAACTTTCCATGTTTCCGAATTAACGTCGTATCTTAGACCAAACTCTTCAAATTGTTCTATTCTGTCCATTATGTCCAACTCTAGGTCTTGTGCATATGAAGTTGTGAAATTTGGTATTACTGCACTTGCAACTGCACCATTAGGTATCACACTACTCAAAGTTACAGGTCCAACGCCCGACTCAAGGTTACCTACACCGCTATTTGCGCCATCTCCTACTACTGCACCTAACTTGGCCCATTTCCTGTCTTGGGCGTCGTCGGTTCCTGCTGTAACCAAGGAATCGTTTAAAAACCCTCGTGTGTCTGGAGAAGTAAATTTAACCAATGCACCTGGCTTTGCAAATTTGAAATTAGAAGTTGCAAAATCACCAATTGACAATGCACCTGTAGAAGTAAAGTATCCTGTATTGGTGTTTGTAGATGTGGTAGTTGAATTCCATGTTGCAGTCAATGTGCTGAGATCTTTTGTACCATATTTGAAATAGTAGAAGTGTCTAGAATATGGTTGTTTCAGTTTGTTTTCTATTGAACCGTCTATTATTGATTGTATGTCACTTCTGTTGTTGAATGTGAAAGTAAATTGTTGTGTAGATTCTTCTCTGTATAGTATTCCGTCATCTGCAAAAACGCTGACATCTGAATATGCACCTGTTGGGTCTAGTATCTCTTTGGCCCTAGAAATTCCTGAGGCTGATCTGTTAATGGCTCTAACTTTTACTATTTCCTGTGACGCTGAAAGGGGTACTACTTGATAATCCTCTGCTGTGATCATCCTATTCTGTGAATAATAAACCTGTGCGGCTTTTTCTTTTATCGACTCACTAGTTTCTGCGGCCGCGGAATTATAAACCGACTGTTTTAATCCTACTGACAATGTAAGGCTCTGTTGTGCTCCATAGTTGTCTGTGTAAGGGACTGATAAAGTCACGTTCTGCATGTCTGCAGGTGTTATAGCATATTTTACGTTGTCACTTATCCTATGATATGTTCTAAAAGATCCTAAAGGAAGATTAGAAAAATTTCCGTCTCCAAAAACTAGATCTATCTTATCATCTGCCTTAGTAACAACATTGTAGATGTTTCTTTCTGTGCCTGATAGAGAGTTATAAATTGCGTTGTTTCCAGACAGTGCAGGTACCTGTGTCCATTTCTCTGACATCTGTCCAAAAGGATCTAACTTGTACAGCCACACGTCCGAGTCATTGATATTGTTAACCGATATAGATCTAATGTAATTTGTAATTGCTGTGTCTACCGTGAAGTCTGCATACTGCATAGTTCCTTGCTTGAATAAGAAAAAGAATCCTGTGTTGTTAGAACTGTCACCACCTCCGTCTGATCTATAAGTGTAAGTCAATCCTGTGCCTGGGATAGGATCTGATTCATATATTGAATCAGAATTGTTTATAGTGCTTGGTACTATTTCAAACTGTCTTGATATCCCGCCAATAGACTTGACATACTTGAACAAAGGCAGATCAACCTGATTTGAACTTAAAGTGTATACTTCTGTATCTATCCCACCAATAGGTCCTGACTCCCTTGGATTTCCAAAAAGTTGTCCTGTTTGGTTAGCGGCGTTTAATATTGCAATAAACTGTTCTCTGTAATTGCTGTTTGCAGAATCATTCCAAATAATTGTTTGGTTTGCTAGGTTTGTGCCTGAACTGTCTACCACGTCCTGCGTTGTAGACATAGAATTAATTTTTAAGAGCCCTGTTGCTGGCTTGTTTCTTTTAGCGTTATAATTTATAAGACGTGCAAGTCTCAGTACCGAGTCTCTTCTTTCTGCTGTTTCTAAGAAGTTTTCCCTAGCGTTTAGGTCGACCCTGAAACTCAAAGCCTGTGCTATGTAGGCAATTAGATCTATAAGTGCAACGTACTCAGAACTCTCTACGAAATCATTGAAATCATCTGGATAATTCTCACGTAGGTATGCTACCATTGTTCTACGTAGCGTTTCAAAATCGTATGATTTGAAATCTGCCTGCTGGAATGACTGGTAGATCTTCTGCCAATCTTCCGCAACTAATAATCTGTTTTGTCTATCTGTAGTGGCCATATCGTTTATATGGATATTTATGTATTAAATTAAGTGCGTATATTAAGATAGGCGTAGCAACGAGTTTTCATCGAAATTAAACTGTAATTTTTCAGTGATGTTCAATGGCACATATGTTATTGTTGCCTGTATTGATATGCCTTGTTCTGCTTCAGAAACTATGATATCCTCTGTTGATAAACGTGGATCTGCATTGAGATTGGCCGTAATATCTTCTATAATGGCATCTTTTAAAGCCTCTGTGAATGGTTCAAATATGGCATCGTATATTATTGTGCCAAATTCTGGGTTCTCAACACGTTCGCCTTTACGAATTGAAAGTCTGTTGATCAGGTCCTGTTTGGCAACTTCAAAGTCATACAACTTGAAATTCTTCTGGTCAGCACGACTGCTGAATCCTTTGAAGGAAACTTGCTTGTCTGACAGAGCGCCTGAGCCACTATCACCTGAATCACCGTATGCCATTAATGTAACCTCCTAAATTCCACATCCACCTTGCTGTAATCCACAGCATAATAACCAGTGTCTGTCATGTGCCTTGCCCATGGAACTTCCTGTGCCATCACTCCCATGTACCTGCCAGGCAGTTGTTTGTATTTAAATGAATAAACGTTTATTCCCGCTGGCGATTTGCCAACAAGTCTTATGTCTTCTTTCAGCCTTGCATCACTCAAGAAACTGAATCCTGAACTGAAGAAACTACCAATCGATGATGCCACTGAACTTATCGTTGCTCCTCCTAGGAGTTGTGGTAACTTGGTTGCTCCTATCTTAAGTCCTAAACTGCTGGCCGCATTTATTCCACCTTGACGGGCTAATTCTCTTGCTGTGCTTTTTCCTAAAAATCCTGTTAAGAAGGACGATGCTTGTCCTTTTATTGCCGACACTGCCGTCTGTGTGACTGCAGATGTTACCTGTCCTGCTACCACGTTCTTGAACACGTTGGTTGCGGCCTTAAGGTCACCTATGGATGCAAGATTGGCTATGTTGATGTTGCCTGCGATGCCTGATATGTCCACTCCGCCTATGTTTGTTGGAAGACCTGTCCTTGAGTATATGGTGTTTCCAAACTTGTCCACTCCTATGGCCTTCTTAGTTAGGTTTCCTACAACGTTTTTCTGGAAGGCGTTGTTAGCCACATTAGATAGTGCCTTGGTCCCAACATCTGTTGCGAATCCTTTGGCGTCACCTGCCGCAAGTTTAGAGAAGTCTGCTCCTCCACCCAATGCAAAAAGTTCTCCTGCCTGGTTCACGAAAACATTGTCCTTGAACATAGCGACTGCCTGTGAACCTGAGATCGTATCTATGACCTGGTTTGCTAGTTTCTTCGTTGTGTTGTTGAGTACATCACTTGCTTTGTCTGAAACATTGAACCCTGCGAATTTATTGCTGATGCTGTCTGCTATGTCCCATTTGTCTTTTGCTAAAGAGGCTATGTTAAATTTCTTGTCATAAAATTTCCCAACATCTGCCAGTATCTCCCTTGCCTTTTTGGGATCTGTGGATGTTCCCATCCTGTCCCTAATGGTTCTTTCCATGTCAACCTGGAACTGTCCAAGCCTTACAGAACCATTAGTACTAATTCTGTTTTGCTGTTCCATGTATTCCACTGTTCCTGGTGTGCTTGAAAGTTTGTACCACATTTTAGTGTCCATCTGGTCATCGGTTTCATCAAAACTCGGCATTACACCGTCGGCTGAGAATCCTTTGAACCTTGGCACTGGTTCGTGTGTTATGAATCTGTGTACTGTTGTTTTGGTCTGTTTGGTGAATGGTTCCAATGGCTCTACGCCCTTCTTGGCCAATTCCACATCTCCCTCAAGTCTAGGCTCCATGCCAACTTCAGATGGTTTTAACCACTTAGGTCCCCACTTCTCACTTGCCTGAATTGAATTGAAATGCACCTGTGCACCGGCCAAGTGTATCTGACCTCCGGCTCCCACTAGCACCTGTCCGTCTGTGTATGAGAACATACCACCTTTGGAAAATGTGGATATCTCTCCGTTCTGGGAACTTGTGAACACACCTTTGTCTGCCATTGTCTGCAGATAGTCCGTTGACATTAATATCTCTCCTGGTCTCCTAGGAATTTTTATATCGGCAGTTGACTTCTGTCCTTTCTTGACCGATATGTCCTCCGGGGTGTAATACACGTCATCTGTTCCTGGTGCCGACATACGTACACTCTGACCGGCGTGTAGGTTGATGTTGGCGTCGGAGTGTAGGTTGAAGTCACCTTCTGTCCTCATGTTTATTCCGCCCACTCCTGAGTAGATGTCTATCCTGCCTTCCCTGTTCATCTCTATCCAGGCGTTACCTGATGCGTTGGCTATGTACACTATTCCTTCTGAGTCGTGCATCAGCAACTGGTGTCCTGATGACGTACGTAATCTTGTCAATTGGTTTGTACCGTCCACTGCACCGTCATCCATAACGAATGTGTGTCCGGCCAACCTGTCCACTATGGCCTCAGCCTCGGAATCTTTTGCTCCAACCTTTACAGGTGTTGCGCCAGGATTGAGTCTACCTGGTGTGCTCATACCAAAAACTTGGCTAGGTGATTCCCTTTGTGCTGATGATGTTGTGTTTCCCCTGATGTTGTCCTTGCTCAGACCTTGCGTCATTAATGTGTCTGCAAGTGGGTGTATCGGCATGGGTGCTTGGTCAAAATTGTTTTCATTGATGTCCATGAGTCTGTTGACTTCACCTGCAGGTAGATTCTCCGAACCGTATTCATCTTGGGTGCTCTGGTTATTTTCGTCTTTTGTTCTGAAAGAAGAGGCTATACCCGGTGTCATGTGGTTTGTTAGTGGTTCCTGCACACATCCTATCCAGAACGCTTCCTCTATCTTGCCCTCTGCAAATATCACCAGTACCCTGGTCTCTAGGTCAGGTGGCACTGCCCAGAATCCGTATGAGAACTGGGAGTCTGTGTGTTTGTATCCTTGCTTGATATATGATAATCCTTTGTTGCCATAGAATGGAGACAGGTAGTCACAGTCTATAAGACCATCGAAGTCTGACCCAGTGCTACCTTTTAGTGAAGGTATCAGCACTTTGAGCCTGCCTGCCCTTAAGGGGTCGTTGTTTGATTTGACCACACCCACGTATGGTCCTGGTGATAGTTTACCCCAATCCTCATTGACACCTGGTGCCTTGGGAGTTGAAGCGTCACCGCTGACGTAATTGTGTAGTCCTGACATTGTTATTTCCTGTGTATATTAACCCCTAGTTTTTCTTTTAATTTGTCTATCTTGCCCTCTACATATCCCCTGAAACTTTCTCTGATGGTTGCCCTTGCCTCATTGTACTCTCCTAAAGTTACTAATCTGCCTTCATGCATGACCGTATGAATGTTTGGTTTTATGTAAGATTTCTCTGCGTAGGCCTGTGGTTTGTCTCCCTGGTTTTTGAATCTTACCATCTCAAGCACCTGCGTGAACTTGCCTTCTGCGAATGTGCTGATTACCTTTATCACTCTGTACAAACCGGAGAACTGTATCTGCTCCTGTTCAGCAATCTCGTATATACCGAGTTTTTCGTTGACATCTGTTGGCGAACGGAAGGTCAGCCTTACCACTGTGTCTCCAAACCCCATGTTGTAGTTGCCAAATATCTCGTTCCAGATTTTTCTGTTGCCCGCTGAGAATGACAGTTTTTTCTGGTCTTTGGCTAATGAGGCATTGTCGGCAGTGGTAGGTATAAACTGGCTCTGCCCTAAGTATGCTGGATCACCTAGAATAGTCATGTCTACCTTGACCATGTCTCCTTTTGGATTTGACAGTGCGTCCAGACGTTGATCTAACGCTGTGGAAGGTCCTTTGTTTATACCACTTGTTGTTGATTTGGCTACTCCAACTTGTGATTGGTGTATGAAGCCTGGTCCAAGAAAAGGATCCACTGTTTCTGGATCTCCTTTTTTCACCGTTTCTGGTTTTGTTGGTTTACTAGCCAGTTTGTCTCCACTGGCTTTACCCTCTATGTCTTTGAGCTTGGATGAAAAATAGGCCACTTTGTAATTTATATTGAGGTCTAATATGTCCACGTTGTCGCCTGTGAATATGTAGTTGTAGTCCTTTTTGACAAATGGTTCAAAATTGGTACCTGTGCTGGTACCTGGTTCCGCAAGAGAATAAGCATGTACCTTGTACGGAACTATGTTGTAAGTTATTTTCCTAGGATGGATACCCCTTAGACGGTCAAACTGTGAATCATCCGGAATCACACTGGCTTCGATCATGAAGTAGTCAAAATACATTTCCTCGGTGCTGTCCTTGATCTTGGCCATGAATTTGTCTATAGATCCTTCTTCCTGGAACCTTGGGAGTGATTTCATCAGCTCTGATATTATAGTGAGTATGTTGTCTCCCTGTTTGACAGTTCCGGCCTTTCTTGGTTTCTTGCCTTTTTGGCCTCTCTGTGGTCCTGGTGATTGTCCACCAACTCCAACGTTGGAGAATTCTTGATCTTGCTCTCCCACTGCTATGTCCATGGTACCTAAATTACCCTGCATTGGTTTTTCATCTCTGAACAGTTTATCGACTACGATATGGAATGTGTCCGGTATCTCAATCAACTGGTCGTTCTTTTCATCCTTTACCTGTTTGTTCAATAGGTTAGCGACATTGTTCATTGCCTCTTGTATGTTATTACCTGCCAGTATCTGTCCCGAAGTACGCAGGTAGACGTGATGGTTTAAAAATCCATGTTCGTTGTAGGGTATTGCTTTCATGGTATAGACAGTACTACCTTGGTTTACACCTATGTACATCTGAATCAACTTAACAGGTATCATCCTTTTGAGTGTTTTTTGTTCTTTCTCTGATATTATGTTGCCTAGCTCGTCATACCCTTTGAATTCCATTGTTAACAAATATGGAGCATTGATATGATCCAAGTAGTTGCAGTTGGCGGCCGCACCACGTATCTTGTCTAAAAGGCTTATTCCCATTGGTTCTGTTATTTCCATTTCAATATTCGTAACCGAAGTGAGCCTACGTTTCTCATTCAAACTCGGAAAGTTAGTCATCTGAACTCTGTTGAAGTATAGGTCACGTCCACGTGCTAGGTTTGCCTGTGCATCGTCTGTCGACTGCTGTGCCTTTTCTGAAAGTATTTCTCTCGCCACCGACGACTGAGCTCTACCGCTGTTGGTTAGCGGATCTCCGATTCCTCCGCTTCTTACTATGATGTCATGTGGAGCACCCTTCAACAGTGTTTCTGGGTTCTCAAGCTCGGCCTGGGTCATTGCACTCAGTGTGAATATTGTGTTGTAACTGGCATATTTGAAAAGTGGATTAGGAACCAAATTCTCCGAGATATTTTTTTTAACTTTTTTATATTCGTAAGAGTTTGAGGATCCGTCGCCATCGTTACTTGGTTCTTCCTGTGCGTGGTGTCCCTTATAATCATTAAGATCGACACGTCCTATAGTCTTTTTGTGTAAATTTTTATTGCCACTGAATCTTGTTTGGAATTTTTGACCATTGCTAGAGTTTGACGTGGTATTTTTTGATGTTCGTGCCGTTCCAGATTTATAAGCCTTTCTGGCCTGGGCAACAGGGCCGTTGTAATCGTAGGAATCTTCTTCTATGATGTTGTTGTCTTTGTCGTAAACTATCTTATTATAAACTTTCATTAGTTTATAGTCCTAAATCTTTTAACACGTTTTCTTTTTTTGGTAGTTTAACTATTACTCCTGGTTTGAAATCGTATATCGGATCCTCTATTTGGTCTGGATTACGTTGTGCGAACACCCACCATAACCTAGGTGTTCCATAAAGGTCGTATGCAAGAAGGTCTGGTCTGTATGCATAGGTTCTTTCTATTGTGTAACTCTGATCGTCATCCTCCATTGTCAACGTTCGTGGATTCAACACATCCAGGTATGTGGATCTCATTTCTGTTTCGAAGTAAGGTGAAGTGTTTGAATAGTTTGCCATTAGATAAATCCTACCTCATTAGTACCCTTGCCATTTAACTCTCCTCTAACGAATCTCTTCATTGAGAATGTCTTCATAGAATCTCTGCTGTATATAGGTGTCACCAACACAGATATGTTTGATAGTGTAGGTGCCCATGACTGGTCCTGGCCTGACTGAACACGTTCCGCCAACCCTCGATCAACTCTACCTTGTCCGTAACCTACTTGGGTTTGTACTGTTGATATGTAATCTATGCCCTGTCGTAGTTCAACGTTGAAACTGTTTATTACCACCGGGACCTTATTGAACATGTGGTCTCCATAGCCTGACAAATGCAAAATAGGTGGTGGATTTCCTTTCAACCCTGTGCCATCGTCTTGACCGAAAAACATCTTTGTTGCTGTCCTTAGGAAATTTACTGTTGCTACCCAATGCTTGGCATCTTCGGAGTTCTGTACTGGAAACTCACCTATGATGTTCAATGAGTCTACTTGTGATTGACCATATGCCTGTTGTGGCATGTTGCTGTGTGTCATTGCCAAAGCATCGTAGTTAGCAGAGTGTTGGATCTGCATCATCGGTGTCAGTGGCCAGAAAATACCATTGGATTCTGCGAGTGGTTTCATGATAGGATTGTTGGCAAAATCAAAGAATCTTTGTAGTTCGTTTGAGTTTGGTACTTGTAATCTCACACGCCAGTCTTTTTTGTCATTCCTGCCCGACCACTTTGCCCTTGCTTGGACCATACGATTGTCCGTGGAAATACCTGAACCCATAAGTCTACTCAGAGTTTTGTTAAATGCTCCTCCGACTACATTTTTGATTACACCACCCAGTGTTTTTTTGATCATATTAAAGGTTGCTTTCCATTGTAAAATTTCGTATACTTTAACTATATTTATAGGCACAATTTTAGGCGCACTTAATTACCTTACGGCACGATTCTAACAGACCTGTTTGTGGTCATTTTTACCCAATAACACAGAAAATTATGAAAAGAGTAAAGTACTTAAACAACAGAGATTTACTGGCACAGATACACGCCAGCAAGAACACCTACTGTTCATACATAACGCCAGAGGACGCAGGGTATGATGTCATAGTGCCCAATCTGAAGAAGATCAACATTAGGACCATAGCGGAAGCCAAAAAGAACCAGGCCAAACGATTGTCGAACCAAGCATGGGAACAGGCCAAAGCCGAGGGCAAGAAGAAAATTAAATTGTCTGATTACACTATCTCTCCAAGGAAGATCGACAAAACAAACCTAGTGTTCCGGGTTATGACGTTTGATCATATACCTATGGATTCCGAAAGGAAGAAGAATCCAAAAACAACAGCGGATCATCACACCAAGGTCAACTTCCCACCATTCCAGCACTACCGATTGGATAAAAAAGGAAAACTAATATGTGTTGGGAAATCACACTGGGTGGGAGGAATGAGCAATGGAAATTTCTCAGCAGACCACGGCAAAATGACAAACCAACTGGCAATGATGTACATGAAACTATGTGAGAGATATGGAACAAGATCCAACTGGAGAGGTTACACCTACAACGACGAGATGCAGTCACAAGCACTGATGCAACTGTCACAGATTGGTTTACAGTTTGATGAATCAAAATCAGACAACCCTTTCGCATATTACACAGCGGCCATAACAAACAGTTTTACGAGGATACTAAACATTGAAAAGAAAAATCAGTCAATTAGAGACGACTTATTAGAGCAAAACAACATGATGCCTTCGTTTACTAGACAAAACGAAAATACGGCAAACACTGTTGCATACAAAGAACGTATGAAAACCGTACACGGGGAAGTAAGGCAAGTCAACAAGACCGGAATTATAAAACTAAACAAAGCACTCAAGAAAAAAGGAAAACTGGATTCTGAAGATTATGCAAGTGTTAATTCAAAAAAAGTCGACATGTCTAAACACAAACCAATAGTCAAGAAGAGGTGGTAATAAATGGCATTCTTTAAAAAGGTAGCCTGCTTCACGGACATACACTTTGGGATGAAAGGCAACAGTCGTATACACAACGATGACTGTGAGGCATTCATATACTGGTTCATAGAACAGGCCAAAGCAGAAGGTTGTGAAACTTGTATATTCCTAGGTGACTGGCACCATCACAGATCAAGCACAAACGTTTCCACAATGAACTACACAGTTTCTAACATGGAGAGGCTTGGTAAAGCGTTTGAAAAAGTGTATGTGATAATGGGCAATCACGATTTGTTCTACAGGGAGAAAAGAGAAATCAATTCCATGGAGTTTATTAGAAACATTCCAAACATACACATTGTCAACGAATGGATAGTTGAAGATGATGTTGCAATCATTCCATGGATAGTGGGAGATGAATGGAAAAAAATTGAAAAAATGAAACAACAATATGTGTTTGGACACTTTGAACTGCCATATTTCAAAATGAATGCAATGGTAGAGATGCCAGACGTGGGCGGAATACAAACAGATCATTTTGCAGGTTGCGGACAGGTATTCTCTGGACACTTCCATAAAAGACAGATAATGAAAAACGTAACATACATGGGCAACGCTTTCCCACACAACTACGCAGACGCTTGGGACGACGACAGGGGCATGATGATCCTAGAGATGGGTGGCAAACCGAAATACATCAACTGGCCAGACATGCCAAGGTACATCACAATAAAGATAAGTGACCTGTTGGCTGACCCCGACAAATATCTAAAACCAAAAATGTATGTGAGGGTCACGCTGGATATAAAAATTTCATATGAAGAAGCGAACTTTGTCAGAGAAACATTTATAGACAAATACAAATTGAGAGAACTACAACTAATACCAGAACAAGTCGACAAGGCACAACAGCCAACAGTCGAAGTGCAAAAATTTGATTCTGTGGACCAAATTGTAATCAAACAACTACAAGGTGTTGAAACTGAACCATACGATAAAAATATATTAACAGCAATTTACAACGATCTAGATGTTAA